GCGTAATGCACTGTATTAAATGTGCTATCTCCTAAAGAAGATGAATCTAAACCACCTCTTTGTAATTGTGTAGATCCGTCATCTTGATCTGCATTGAAATCTACTACAAAATCACCGCCAACCTTTTCAATAATATCATTTGCACTTGCTATTAAATTTCCCCAAGCACTAGGACCTGTATTTTGTGTTGAATCGTCTTTACTGCTACCTATTGATTCGGTCAACAAATATCTTGTTCCGTTAGGAGCACCTGTTGGATTAAATGTTAATGGATTAATGATAGCATCTACAGCCTCAATTGTGTTTGTAGGGACAGTATCTTTATCAACTGCAAACAATAATGCGTGTTCGTCTAATGGATCTAATGTCACTGTTCCTGATACATTTACAATAATATCATCTCCGTTAATATTTTTTGCACTTTGTTGTAATTTTACTTTGGTCAATCCATTCCTAAATGTTTTAGAATACAATGCTTCTACTTTCAACCAATTTACTTTTTCGCCATACTGTGACTGACTAACAAATGCTTTGTTTTGTTTGTTGTTTGCGTGTGTAGTATTGCTTTTTGAATTTTCACCTAGTAAGGTCATTCTGTTGCCTAATAAAAGCAGAGCAAATTGTCCTGGAGTAATTAATTGTTTAGAAACTAAATCTGATCCAATTATGCCATCTATGTCAATTGTGCCTGCATCTTCATCATAGATACTCATTATAATTTTTTCTATTACACCAAGTTTTTTAACTTTTGCTGGTGGTGACAACCAAATAGGTGTATCAAACGTTAACGTAGCAACATCTATATCATCTGCGATTCCTTGTGGAATGGCTCTAGAAGTGTAAGAAATATCAGTGAGTTCTACAAAACTTAAACTTGTCCAATCTAAGAAATTATCTGTGGTTTGCAATTCAAGAGCAGGATTAAACAATACAAGTATTTGTTCTAATATTTGTAATTTTTGTTCAGTGTTAGTTGTAAAAATATCTGCTTTGAAGGATAATCTAAAAGGCGTAGGCATTATTCTTTCAATAGTGTGCGATTCTCCAGGCGCCGAAGTGTATTGCTGAGTAGCATCATCAAAGTTTCTTTCTCTAAAATGCTTTTTATCGATGTGATAAGGATTTTGCATCCTGTTTCTATCATAACTTAAATTTTGAATATAACAACTAATTTGTGGTGCACTGATTAAAGTATTTTCAGATCCTTTTTTGATTATTTGTGCAACTTGCCTTGACATATCTCCGTACTTGACTGGAACCTGTAATGTCTCTGATGCGCCTTTAGAATTTTTTCCAGTAACATAGGAAAAATTTGACATCATTCTTATAAACTGAACAATGTATCTTCTTATCTGGGCATCATAAAAATGTTGCATTAATTATCCGCCTGTGGTTTCAATAGTTTGCTTAATGCAACACGTTCTTTTGTTGTTGATGAACCATCTTTAAGCGTTCTTGTATTTGTATTATTAATAAAGTCTGTTTTTTGTGTGTTACGTGAATCACTTTGACTCATTGTTACTCTTACATCATCTTCTACTTTCACAAAACGTCTCCCATCATATCTAAATAATCTGTTTGGTTTATAATCAGTACGCAACCAAAACATTCCTTCTACAGGACCTGCAGGAAAACTTGTTCCTGAACCATAAGTTTCTCCATTTGCAGGTATTCCGTCCCCTGTTAGATAACCTTCTAATACACCATTTGCTTGTGGAGTATCGTAAACTCTGTCAACGTTGATGTGTCCAGTGTCTGTTTTGAGATCATCGTCAACAGTTACTAATGCAACTTTGCCTTCTTCGTCAGTAGGCATAACGTGTAGTTGTTTTGTGTTATATCCTGACTCAGGTGCGTCTGCCTCAGCTTGATCTATAACTGCTTGATTAATTTCTAGATCAGTATCTCTTGTCTTCTGGTGCGTGTTTTCTGTTTTATCACCAATAATATCTCTGTATTCTTGTGAATCTTCTATTCCTTTTACTCTGACTCTCAGTAAATGTGGCCACCAAGTTTGTGAAAAACCTTCTGACGCTCTAGTAACGTCTTGGACAACGTAATATCTTTTCATTGCCTCGGCATCACTTTCTATTAAACTGTGATCATCTTTTAGATGAGGCAGTTCAATGACATCACCTGCCATAATTTTTCTGCCTAACATATCAATTGTGTCATTTAAATGAAAGACCATAAAAAGTTGATCATTCTGCAAAAACAATCCAAACTGTGATAAGTCAAAATCTATATCTTGAACATTGTAAATTACTCTGCCTTTGTAGATACTTTCATCATATTTTCTATCTCTGTTTTCTAAAAATAACAAATCTTGTATAGAAGTTTCTAAAATGTTATCTCTATTAGGTTGTGTAGCGTCATTAGTAACACCCTGGTCTACAGGCCCAAGATACTTGTGTATATAGGCATCTGTACCACCTACTTGGAATCGCTCAGATATGGTGCGATCCATATAATAGTAGTCGTTACCCTTTTCCGGTTTGTAAAGTGACAATCTAGGCATTTTAAGTATTTATAGCGGTAAATAATGTATATGGTAGATACTACAAACACCACTATTTCCGATCAAGATACTCTAGTTGCTAAACAAGAAATCTTCGACTATGTAAAGGCTAGACTAGGTGATGGTATGATCGAAGTTGAATTAGATCCTAAACATTATGAAATGGCCTTCACAACTTCTATTGATAAATTTAGACAAAGATCATCTAATTCAGTAGAAGAATCATATGGTTTTTTAGAATTACAGGGTGATGTGCAAACATACACTTTACCGGCAGAAGTTATCCGAGTAAACCAAATTTATAGAAGAACTGTGGGAGGTGCATCATCATCAGAAGGTGGCACAAACTTTGATCCTTTCGAACTTGCTTACACAAACGTTTACCTTTTACAAACTGGTAGAATTGGAGGACTTGCAACTTATAATATGTTTGCAGGATATCAAGAATTAGTTGCCAGAATGTTTGGTGGTTTTGTAAATTTCCATTTTGATCAACCAACAAGAAAACTTACAATTCACAGAAGACAGCGATCTAAAGAAACTGTCCTTATAAGTCAATCTAATTACAGACCAGACTTTATATTATTACAAGACATATACGCTAAACCTTGGATAAGAGAATATACCCTTGCAGTTTGTAAATTCACACTAGGTGAAGCAAGAAGTAAATTTAACACTATTGCAGGTCCACAGGGTGGCGGATCACTTAACGGTGACACTCTTAAAAATGAAGCGACTCAAGAGATGCAAAAACTTGAGCAAGAAATTGGAAACTACTCAGAAGGTGGTACTCCAATATCTTTCATTATAGGCTAGACTTTTATCTTAAAATATTGTATACTATAAGAATGATAATAGGCATTTGTGGATTAATAGGTTCTGGCAAAGACACCGTGGCCAGTCATCTAATAAACAATCATAACTTTGTAAAAATAAGTTTTGCAGATAAACTTAAAGATGCTGTGGCATCAATGTTTGATTGGGACAGAAATATGCTGGAAGGACAAACAGCAGAATCAAGAAATTGGCGTGAAAAGCCTGATGAGTTTTGGACAAATGAAATAGGAAAAGACATAACTCCTAGACTAGTTTTACAAAGATTTGGCACTGAATGTATGCGTCAAGGACTATATGATGGAATATGGGTGAGCATGGCCAAAAAGAAAATACTAGATAATCCTGACACAAACTGGATTATACCTGATGTTAGATTCCCTAATGAAGTAAAAATGATCAAAGAAATATATGGATCAGTATGGAGAGTCACTAGGGGAAAAGACCCACAATGGTTCCAACATTTCAAAGAAGAGGGAGTTGAGCCAAAAAGTATACATCCATCCGAATATGCTTGGGCCAATACAGATTTTGATTACTTTATCCAAAACGACAGTACAATCGACAGTTTAAACAAAAGTGTTGATGATGTGATTAGTGATCTACAGCAAGATCACCTTGTTTCCAGCCGTGCTTCTTAACGTGCATTAGCCTATTACAATTAGCACAGACAGTTTTAAGATTACTTGCAGTGTTATTTGTCATATTACCATCGACATAATATACATCTAGTTGATATGGATGCTGTGCAGAGAATCCACACATTTCACAATTTTTCTTTTTGTTATAACCTGCTCTCTGCCATGAAGGTGTTGTGATGTTTGAACTGCTATTCCTTCTGATACAACTGTCACATTTCTTTCTATAGTAGACTTTGTCTCCTCTTCTATAGTTGTACGCCGCAGGCTTGCTTTTACACTCCTGACAAAGCGGTCTGGTATTTTTATGTCCATTAAGCACGTATATATTTATATTAACCTTTTCGGTACTCTTTAAATTTTATATATAATCAGCCCATATGGAATAAATATTCTGTAACAAGGAGAAGTTTAAAATGGCTTTAATATCACCAGGAGTACAGGTTTCCGTAGTAGATGAATCATTCTACGTTCCCGGAATTCCTGGAGCAGTACCATTAGTAGTGGTAGCAACTGCTCAAGACAAAACATCAGGAACAGGAGACGGTACTGCCGCAGGCACACTGTCCACGAATGCAAACGAAATATTTTTAGTATCTTCACAAAGAGAATTAACACAAACATTTGGAACACCCAAATTTTACACAGATGCTGGAGGCACACCTATTCAGGGTTACGAACTAAATGAATATGGTTTACAAGCCGCTTACTCCTTCCTTGGTATAGCCAATCGAGCATTTGTTGTTAGAGCAAATTTAGATCTTAAACAATTAGAAGGTTCAGCTGGGGCACCTGGTGGCAGACCATCTGATGGATATTATTGGTTAGATCTTGCTTCTTCATCTTGGGGAATTAAAGAATGGAATTCAGCAACACAATCATTCACAGTAAAAACACCAAGTTACATCACTGATTCAGATGATGTTACTGCTGGTGCACCAAAAACTAACATTGGTTCAATTGGTGATTATGCGATTGTGGCAACTGATAACTTCAACGCATTATACTACAAAACTAGATCAAACACTTGGGTGAAAGTTGGTTCAGGTGACGTTGTAACAAAAGACGGATCTTGGCACACATCACATCCAACTATCAAAGGATCAAAAGCAAATCCAACTCTACAAGATGGAACAATCCGAGTAAACGAAAATGCTATCCAAGTTGGACAAACTGTTTCAGATGCCGCTAGTGCGATCAACGCCGCTAACATTACAGGTGTCAAAGCATCTGCTGTTGATGGCAAATTAGAAATTTACGGTGTACCTACAGCAACTGGTGATGACTCATCAACAACTGCTGTTTCATCTTCAATTATAATTTCAAGTGTTGGTGATTCAACAGTAGACGAACTTTCAGCATTAGGAATTACAGGTGGAAGATACCATATACCAAAAGTTTTCATAGGACAACACACAGAGGATCATGGCTTTAGAACAAGTGATTCTAAATCAAGACCAACTGGGTCACTTTGGATTCAAACAACAGAACCAAATGGTGGTGCTGATATTAAATTAAAAAAATACAGTTCAACACTTGGTGCATTTGAATCAGTAAGTTCTCCAGTATTCAAAACACAAGAACAAGCTTTACAACAACTAGATAGACTAGGTGGTGGTAAAAATTTAACAACAAATTCACACTTTATTCAAGTTGCAATCAACGAACACGAATGGGATGATTCAACTTTAAACTCAGGTGAAATAGTTGACTACACTACATTTGTAAGAAAGATTCCAAGTGGTGCGGCAACTACTATTGTTTCAAATAAAATTGCAACAAAAAGTGCGGCAGGATTTAGCAACGGAGACACAATTAGAATGGCAGAAACAATGTTAAACACTTCTGCTACTGCTAATTCAAGTTCAATGATGTTACAAACAAAAACTGTTTCAATCGGTGGTGAAGACGCAGATGATTTTGTGGCCGCAATCAGCGCCGCTGGTTTTGATAACATTGAAGCATCATATGATTCAACAACAAAAAGAATATCACTAAAACATACACTTGGTGGAAACATTTACTTTACAGATACAAGTGGAACGCCAATGGCAGACTTAGGTTTTGGTACTGGCAAAGCAAACGCATATGGCGGTAACTTAGATCTTACAACAGAAAAAATTGCTAACTTGTATGTTGCTCCAGCCGGCGACAAAGATGATTTTTCATCCGCATATATGGCAACAGCCGACGAGGCAACAAGAACATTTGCTTTTATGGCATCAGGTTGGGGACCAGTACAGAACGTTCCTGCATCAGGCACAACTTATACACCAATCCAATCAACAAGTGAGCCAACACAGGATCCAGCAGAAGGACAATATTGGTACAACACTACTGTTGATGAAGTTGATATCTTAATACACAATGGTTCAACTTGGAAAGGTTACCAAAATGTTACTTCAGACGCTAGAGGTTGGGATCTATCACAAACAGATCCAAAAGGTGTTATTGTTTCAGCAACTGAGCCAACTACACAGTCAGATGGTACAGCACTTGTAAACGGTGACATTTGGTTAAGCACAGCAGACTTAGAAGAATATCCAGACTTATACAGATATGACACATCCAAAGTTGATGGTGAAAAATTTGTACCAATTGATAACAAAGACCAAACTTCACAGGATGGTATTTTATTTGCTGACTTCAGATTTCATTCATCAGGATCATTAGATGTTATAAGCAAAGAAACACTAATCACTGACTTATTGACATCAGACTATCTTGATATTGATAGACCAGATCCAGCATTGTATCCAAAAGGAATGTTAGCATTCAACTTAAGAAGATCAGGTTACAATGTCAAACAGTTCAGAAAAAACTATTTTTCAAGAGCAAACTTTGGTGACACAACAACTTATCCTACACTTCCATCAGAAAAAGATGCTTGGGTAAGTGCTTCAGGTTTAAGAACAGATGGTGCTCCATTTATGGGTAGAAAAGCACAAAGAAACTTAATAGTTGAGCAAATGAAATCATCAGTTGAATCTACAACTGCATTAAGAGAAGAGCAAAGAGAATTTAACTTATTATCTTGCCCAGGTTACCCAGAACTTATCGGTAATTTAGAAACTCTAAACGCAGATAGAAAAGAAACAGCATTTGTAGTAGGTGACACTCCATTTAGATTAGCACCTAACTCAACTGCAATCACAAGTTATGCTAACAACACAGCAGGCGCACCAGATAACGGTGAAGAAGGTCTTGTAACAACAAATTCATTCACAGGTGTGTTTTATCCTTCAGGATTTACAACAGACTTGGCAGGTGAATCAGTTGCAGTACCACCGTCACATATGATGCTAAGAACTATTGCGTTTAATGACACAGTAGCATTTCCGTGGTTTGCTCCAGCAGGTGTTAGAAGAGGTAATGTAGACAATGCAACGTCAGTTGGATTTATTAACTCAGAAGGTGAATTTGAAACAACAGCAGTTTCAGAAGGTTTAAGAGACTCACTTTACAGTGTACACATTAACCCAATTTCATTTGTAACTGGTGCAGGTTTAGTAAACTTTGGACAAAAAACAAGACAACTTACACCTTCAGCATTAGATAGAATTAATGTTGCAAGATTAGTTGCTTTTGTAAGATTGCAGTTAGACAAAATTGCAAGACCGTTTATATTTGAACCAAATGATTCATTAACAAGAAACGAATTGAAACAATCAATCGAATCATTCTTGTTAGAACTTACATCACAAAGAGCATTATTTGACTTTGCTGTTGTGTGTGATGAGTCAAACAACACACCATCAAGAATAGACAGAAATGAGTTGTACGTTGATGTAGCAATTGAACCAGTAAAAGCTGTTGAATTTATCTACATACCAGTAAGACTTAAAAACACAGGAGAAATAGCAACATTAGGCCTTTAAAGGTTTAAAGTTGTAAATAATACAGAGAGTATTAAATATTATTACTAGGAGAAAAACAAAATGGCAGTATCAACATTAAGTAAATTTACAGTTCCACTAGCAAGTGATCAGTCAGCAAGTTCACAAGGCTTGTTAATGCCAAAATTACAATATCGCTTTAGGGTGATATTAGAAAATTTTGGTGTATCAACTCCTAGATCAGAACTTACAAAACAAGTAGTAGATGTAACAAGACCGAATGTTACTTTTGATCCAATCACACTTGATGCATATAATTCAAGAGTGTATATGGCAGGTAAACATACTTGGGAAGCAGTTACAATTAACGTAAGAGATGATGTAAACAACGAAGTTTCTAAACTAACTGGCGAACAGTTACAGAAACAGTTCGATTTCTTCGAACAGTCAAGTGCGGCGGCGGCTGGTGATTACAAATTCACTAGTAGAGTTGAAATACTTGACGGTGGTAACGGTGCTAATACTCCGAACGTACTTGAAACATTTGAATTATATGGTTGTTACCTAGACAATGTTCAATACGGTCAGTTAGCTTATGCTACATCAGACCCTGTACAGATCCAATTATCAGTGAAATACGATAATGCGATACAGACTCCAAGAGGTACAGGTATTGGTACAGCAGTAGCAAGAGCAATTGGTACAGCGGCTACAGGTTCTTAATACCTCAATTTTTAGTTCAATAAATACAACAGTATGAACTGGCGTAACAATTTCCTTGGTCAACTGTTGGGTGGCGATACTCTTAAAGACTATCAACACGCGGCACGTCTATACACGGATGATCTTTTTAGATTAGCACCAAAATCAAAATTTCTATATCACGTAGTATTTGATATTAATCCAGCGGCGGTTGGTTCGACTTTAAGTGCTACTTCAAAACTAGAATTGAATATGCTTGTTAAAAGATGCGATCTACCAAACTATCAATTTAACGTAGAATTAAAAAATAGTTACAACTATAAAAATTATGTAACAACAGGTATTACATATCAACCAGTTGTAATTGTGTTACACGATGATATGGGAGACGTTTCAACTGCATTTTTTAAATCTTACTATCAAAATTATTATGCAGATACGTTACACGCAGAAATAGATTATAAAAGAGCAAACTTCAATGATGACTTTGCTACATCAGGTAGATGGGGTAGAGACACAGGATTGCACGACAGGTTTTTAAATTCTATCTCAATTTTCCAGATGGCTAGACAAAGATTTGTAGAATACAAAATGATGAATCCTATTATAAATGATTTTAATAATGGAGCATTAGATCAAGGTGATGGAGCAGGTGTTAACGAACATCAGTTTTCAATTTCATATTCAGGTGTGTTGATAGAGGCAGGCTCTGTTGCAAGAGATAATCCTACAGGATTTGCAACTTTCCATTATGATAAATCACCATCTCCTATTAAAGGTGGAGGAGATTCATTCTTTGGAATATTGGGCAGTGCCGGTGGAGCTCTAAACGCATTTCAAAATGGAAACATATTGGGTGGTGTCCTTGCAGGTGCTCAAGCATTTGATAAAATAAAATCAGGCAGGGGCATTAAAGGAATAAAAGAAGAAATTATCGGAATCACAAAAGATGCTGTAAAAATTAGCCAAAGCAATTTAGGTGCAACATCAAAACCAGGTATTAGATTTCCTAAAAATGAAAGAACAAAAAATAAGGATGCACAACTAATAAATTCAAATAGTGCATATTCAAATACAAAACCAGATGCACGTGAAAATTTAGGAAATAGTTTAGCAAACAATGAAGGTAGTGTTAAACTCACTTCACAACAGATAGAAACATACTTTGGATTAGATGAAGTAGCAAAATTAAAGTTTGCAAAATTTGTAACTTTTAGATCTGAGCAAAATTTAGATGTAGAGGATGTTGAAACAGAATGGAAAAAATTAACCACAGCAGAACAAGATACATATAAAACAAAAGCAGTAAAAAATGCTGTATCTTTATCCGAAAGCGGCATCATTGCTTATAATGTTGATGCTGAAGTATATGATAGAGTCATTAAAAGTCAGGTAATATCATGAGTGTATATAAATCAAACAATGTAGAAACTGATAAGCCAACTAACCTTGGAGTACAGGCCAAAGATCCACAATCACTTGTAGATTACTTCTCAGGAATAAACGGATTGACACAAACTTTTAATGCTTCAGAGTATGATGCAGTTGTAGGTTTCTTCCAGAACAAAAATTTTAGTAAGTTATCTGCAGAGACTGTTGCTTACATAATTTTAACACAAGCAAAAATTGACAATGTTGCAGTGTTTAAAATTTTAGATACTTTCAATAATCTTTCTGTATTACAATTAAATGAAACTATCGCTGAAATACTAAACCGCACAAGGTATAAAACATCTGTGATTGGATTTAAGTCTGAAAGAACTCCACTTAATATAGCAAATAGAAACGTTAAGGTTTAGGCAATGAATAAATGGCTAAACGGTTTGTTTCAAATGAAACATCCTGACAAATATATTGGTAAAAAAACACCAAGGTATAGATCATCCTGGGAATGGGCGTTTATGCGTTTTTGTGATAACAACCCTTCTATCACACAGTGGGCATCTGAATCAATACAAATTCCGTACAGGAATCCACTTACTGGAAGAAATACAATATATGTTCCAGATTTTTTTATTGTATACAATTCAAAAAAACAAGACAAAGTTGCAGAATTAATTGAAGTGAAACCAAATAATCAAGCCAAGCGTAAAGACCTAGGTAAAAATGCACAAAATCAAGCGGCCTATGTTGTTAATAGAGCAAAATGGGAAGCCGCAAATAAATGGGCCAAAGGAAAAGGTATTCGTTTTAGGGTGATTACCGAGTCCGATATGTTTAAGTAACAGTATGACAAAGAAACTTGAAGAAATGTTTGAGCTTAATGAGACAGAAACTGCTGAATCAATGCAGGAAAAAATTGAACTTGAACAAGATTCAAAAGACGACAAAACTGCAAATGAGTTGATCAAAGAAAAATTAAATTTAGACAAAATAGATGAAGCATTACCACAAGTAAGCGGTCTTGCAGATGACAAAGAAATAGACAAATATGCAGAAGAGTCCTATAATTCATACAAGGATTTAATGGATCTCGGTATGAATATAGAACCAAGATTAGCGGGTAGAATTATGGAAGTTGCTTCATCGATGATGAGTAATGCCATAAGTGCTAAAAACTTAAAAGTAGATAAAAAACTAAAAATGATTGAATTGCAGTTAAAAAAACTAAAATTAGATCAAAATACCAATGATGACGAGCCTGTAAGCGGTACAGGTAGCATAATTGCTGACCGAAATGAACTTATTAAACAGATACTTGCAAATAAGGAAAACGATAAATAAAATTACTATGAAAACATTCAAAGAATATTTGACAGAATCAAAGAAAACTTACGCAGTAAGAGTAAAGATCGCAGGCGATTTACCTGAGTCTTTTGACAGCAAATTTAAAAGTTTAATGTCTAAATACGAAATGACTGGAATGAAAAAAATAGGAACAACTCCAGTTCAAGAACATCCACACGAATTTCCAAGAATTAAAAATTCAGAAGTACATATTTTTGATGTTGAAGCAATGTATCCAATGTCGTTCCCACAAATAGAACAAGTAGTGTCAGAAACTTTTGGTATATCACAATACAACGTTAAAGTAAAACATCCAGCAGATACTACAGAAGAAGTAATGCCTGAACCAAGTAAAGAACCAAAACTTGATGACAGTGAGTATAAAGATGATCCTGCAAAAGGTGTTGCTCCAGCAGTTGGTGATGAATTTAATATGTCATTATTCAAAGAGTTAATGAAGTCTAGAACAGAGTCAGAAAGACCAAGTACAGGCGCTGGTAAAGTTGTAGAAATGGGTAAAGGTAACGACACTTCACCTATAGTTCCAAATAAAAAATAATACAATTTTTCCTAATTAAATATTAGTATGGCAACAAGCTTACAAGGAAATCTAACCAAAAAAGCACACCAACGTGTCAAATTCACTGAAGAGCAAATTAGCGAATTGAATAAGTGTATGGATCCAAAAAATGGACCACTATACTTCATGACGAATTATTCTATGATCCAACATCCTACAAAAGGATCAATGAAATTTGAAATGTATGACTATCAAAAAAGACTAGTAGGCACTTATCACGATAATAGATTTGCGATTGCAATGTTACCCAGACAAACTGGAAAAACAACTTGTGCCGCCGCATATCTAGTATGGTATGCTATGTTTGTGCCCGATTCTCAAATACTAATTGCCGCTCATAAGTTTGCTGGTGCACAAGACATAATGAATAGAGTAAGATTTGTTTATGAAAACTTGCCAGACTTTTTACGAGCAGGTGCTTATTCATATAATAGGAACACATTAGAATTTGATAACGGTTCTAGGATAAAAGCAACAACAACGACAGAGAACACAGGTAGAGGTATGTCACTTTCTGTAATATACTGTGATGAGTTCGCTTTTGTTAATCCACCCAACAAGGCTAGAGAATTTTGGACTTCACTTGCACCTACATTATCAACAGGTGGTAAGTGTATTATAACATCTACTCCAAACTCAGATGAAGATCAATTTGCACTTATTTGGAAGGAAGCAAATAAAAAATTAGATGACTATGGCAATGAACAACCAGTCGGCCGAAACGGGTTTGCCGCCTTCAAGGCATCTTGGCAAGAACATCCCGAACGTACAGAAGAATGGGCAAAAGAAGAAAGATCTAGAATAGGTGAAGAAAGATTCAGACGTGAACACGACTGTGAATTCTTAATATATGATGAAACATTGATCAAGCCGATTAAACTTGCTGATATGGAAGGCATAGAGCCAAAGGAAAGGCACGGACACGTTAGATGGTATGATTATGTAACTAAAAATAAAGCATACCTTGTTGCTCTGGATCCTGCAATGGGCACTGGTGGGGACAATGCCGCTATCGAAGTTTTCCAACTTCCAGAAATGAAGCAGGTAGCAGAATGGCAACATAATAATACACCTATACAAGGCCAAGTCAAAATCATGAAGCAGATAATAGAGCACATATCAGACTCATTAAAATCCAAGGGCGTGACTAATCCCGAAATATATTATTCGCTAGAAAACAACTCAATAGGGGAAGCAGGATTAGTTGCTATTTCTGATATGGGCGAAGAAAACATTGCAGGACAAATGCTATCAGAGAGAGTAAAAAAAGGACACGTTAGGAAATTTAGAAAAGGTTACAATACCACTCATATCAGCAAAGTAAGTGCTTGTGCTAAATTAAAACAGATGATAGAAAACGATAAAATGGCAATCAAAAGTAAGAATTTAATATCTGAACTGAAAAACTTTGTTGCATCAGGAAATTCGTTTTCAGCAAAACCAGGAGAACACGATGATCTTGTGATGTCAACTATACTTGCGGTGCGTATGGCCTCTACAATAGCCAGCTGGGATCAAAAATTGTTCGAAAGATTACGTGATTCTGAAGAAGAACTAACTATGCCAATGCCTATCATGATCAGCGGGATCTAGGTAAATACTACTGATGGATTTAAACGCAGTAGCAAAAGACCTATTTGATGAATTAAAGTCAAGATTTACCAACTTAACATTGGGAGATTCCGACGCTCAAACCACTGTTACTCCAGAAGATGCACGTTTTTTTAAGTTTGCTTGGAATGAAAATCCAGTCAGCATCAGTATTGATGAAGAAAATCTAAGGCTGATATACAACAAAGATTTAACAGACTCTGTAGATAATGAACAAGAAAATGCTTGGTACGATTTTGCCAAGTTTATGCGTGAATTTGCAATAAGCCACAATATTGGATTTAAACCACAGGATGTACGAAAAGTGGACTTAGATCAAAACGACTTTGAGTTCCTATCTAGTGTAAATACTGTACAGGAAAGCAAAATGCACGGAACACCAAAAACATCATATGACAAACTAGATAAAACTAGGATGATCATTAGGCATTCTAAACACGTGGACGAAAATATTCCAGGTGCAAGATCACGAAATATCAGTTGCATATTCATTGAAAATGCACAAGGGGAAAGATTTAGATTTCCTTACAATTACTTGAAGGGTGCTAGAGCGATGATGATGCACGTTGCCAAAGGCGGTAATGCTTATGATGAAATAGGTGAGTCAATTGTTAAGAAAGTAGAAGAAATAAAAAACTTAAGAAATTTTAATTCATACACAATAAGATCAGGATTACTTGATGAAACTACACAACCATTTGTAGAAGCCGCAAAAGATAAAATCAAAGAAGCAAAGAAAACACTAGAACAACTTGCAAAAGCTCACACTTACGATACTGCATTAGAAAGTTTAAAAACGACTGATGAAGATCTATCAGAAGAACAAGTAGAAAAACTAAAACAAAAATTCACAAAAGAAACTTTCGATGATTCAATTCTAGATGCTTTTAAACATCTTCCAGTGAACGAACTAAAGGATGATGATGATGAAGAAGTTGATGTAATGACTTTACCATCAAGTGCAACAAGATACAAAAACTATGTTGACACTTGGTTACAACAACCTGATTCAAAACTAATACTTAAAAAAGATGACTCATACGATAAGTTCCAAAACAACTTACGTGGACAAATGAAAGATACGGAACAAAAACTAGGTGCTATAATGAGAGACATCGCAACTAGGTTTTTATCACCAGAAACAAATGATGATGCTATCGTAAACTTTGCATCTGATATGGATCAAGAATTAAGTAAGTCAGGAGAACTGTTTTCTAAACCAAATCCAGAAATTAAAAAATTAAAATCAACTGCAATTAAACTTGCAAACAAATATCTGCAAGATATGAAAAAAATGCAGGCTGATGATGAATATGCAGACGAAGTAAGAAAATCACCTGAAGATGTAAAAGCATTCAAAAACATCAAAGGGCAAAGCATCGACAAAGGCAAACTTACAAAACAGTACAAAAGAAAATACAAAGATGAATCAGAGCAGTTCGAAGCTTGGGTAGATTCACAACTTGATGGTCTTGGCGTACAGATAGAAGAAGATGACATTGTTGCATCAGAATATGAAGACGCTTTCAAAAACGTTGTAAATGAATTATTAGAAGATAATACACTTCCGCCTTCAGGCACGTACATACATACACCGCAAAACTTAATACTTAAACCAGATGGCGACAGCATATGGGACGATGAAAAAGATAATCCATCAGAAGTGCCAGTAACAAAGATAGAAATAGGATTCACAAACAATGGACCAGATGAAATATATCATTTTATGGGTGTGTATCATAATACAGGCACATGGGAACTTTACACAGACAACGGTATTACAAGACAGTTAGCAGAATACTTTGGTGTTAGAGATGGCGATATTGACTGGTCAGAACAGGGCGAACAAGAAGAAACTATGATGCATTTTGACATATCAACTGATCAAATTGCTGGACAACTAATTAAATCAATGAACAGAAAGTTCACAGCTGAAAGTGGCATCATGTACAGAGCAGGCGTTAAGAAATACGGCAAAGCAGGTATGAAAGCAATACAAAGTGCCGCTGGCAAAGGTGCAAGTGCTGAAGAAATTGGTGCTATCAAAGACAAGCACAATAAGAAAAAAGTAAAAGAACTGGATGAAGATCAAGCAGACAAAGAAAAATGGTTGCGTTATGCAAAATTTTGGAAATACATCAGGGATGTGATGGCGCAAGAGGCGGAGGCGGATATAGGTGATGGATTTATAAGTGCTGACAGCATAGATGAAGAACCATCATATACTACTGCCAAAGAGATTATGCAAAGAGCAATGGCAAAACAAAACACTCCATGGAACGATAGCATAATAGACAGTGATTTGGATGAATACAGTTCTGAATTGAATCAGGACTATGAAGATAAAACTGATTTTGCAGATATGAAGAAAGCCGCAATAGAGATGATTACAACTGGTAAAACACAAATAGTACCATACGGCACATATCCACCCATGGATCAAATGAATTACAGTGCAGAGGATACTACAGACATAGACATCAACGATATCGTAAGATTATCAGGCATAAAATAATTCTTGACAAAAGAATAGTGATGCGTATATAATATGCATTACAGTGATACACAATAGGCAAAAACATAGGAGGCTAACATTATGGCAACACTGGCTGAAATAAGAGCAAAGCTCCAGGCTCAAAGTTCTAAACCACAAGGCGAAGGACAAATTGGAGACAACGCAATATATCCACACTGGAACATTCCGGAAAATTCAGAAGCAGTATTAAGATTTTTACCAGATGGTAATAAGGACAATACTTTCTTTTGGACAGAAAGAGCAATGATCAAATTGCCTTTCAATTCAGTGAAAGGTGATGCATCATCAGGACCTGTACAAGTACAAATTCCTTGTATGGAGATGTATGGTGACGCTTGTCCGATACTTGCTGAAGTAAGACAATGGTTCAAAGACAAATCATTGGAAGACTTGGGCAGAAAATATTGGAAGAAACGTTCATACATATTCCAAGGTTTTGTTGTTTCATCTCCATTGCAAGAAGATGTACAACCAGAGAACCCAATCAGAAGATTTATTATTGGACCACAAATATTCAATATT